ATCATCGGATAACTCCCCGCTAGTAAAGTGGTTACATACAAAACAATAAGTATGTCCATCATCGTATACGGAATTACCGTCTGACGAACCGCAATTATCACAGCTTGTGTGATATAAGAAGGTTGATTCATCTGAGCCAGTCAACTGGGATTGCATAATATACACACCAAGGAAATCCATTACGTTCAGCCCACATCGCATAGGATGTTTTGGAACTCTTGGATATTTTAGTAAGAGGGTTTTGAAAGATGAAACGAATGTCTAACTCTGGGTTAGCCTTCTTGACAGCTTTCATTTTGCGTCTCTGATCTGATGGAAAGTAACCTTTAGCTTCTAAGTATACATCCCCAACTTTAAAATCAGGAATGTATTTAGCTTCTATGACATATGATAACTTCTCAGATTCATACTCATAGTCTACATTTAACTGCTCCAATAGATCAGCTACTTGTTCTTCCAAATGACTACGCATTAGAAGTCGTCAGCTTCGACTGAGCTAGGTGTCCCAGATGCTTCAACATTAGGATCTTCGACCTTGAAACCTTTGCTTGAACCAAATAGTTCTACAGCTTCTTCAGCTGACAAGTCACCATTGTCTACTACGCCAGCTCCGCTATTAAGACTAATAACTTGGACTGCCTTTAGTTTCAATGATGTACCAATATCTCCAGCTGGTAGTATGTAAGGCTTTTGGAAGAAAGCTAACTTAACTTTACTACCACTGTAAACAGGGGTATCAATGTCTTCAATCTTAGTTCCTTCAGTATCAACGACAACAGGAATAAATTTGTCTCCATCTTTCCATGAGAATCTGAGCTGATATGTACCTTGTTGGTTCTGTAGCTCTTCCCAAGGCTCAGGTTTGACTGTGACCCTCCTTGGGTTCTTTGCTTTGCTTCTAGCCCATTCTAAGGCTGACTCACGTTCATCTTCAAGAGTCTTAATTAACTCCTTATCAACGAGAGCTGCAAGCTTGTAACCCCATTCCCCTGGCTTGAGTATCGCTTGATACCCTTCAAGGGTGACGGGTTTTGGTGTTACGTGTGTGTTCATCTTTAACAGAAAAAATAGGTGGAATTGGATACAACCTTTGGGTCTAGTGTCCCAACGATTGGTGGCGGTTCCGAGGCATTGATGGTTTCGGCAAATTCTGACAGCCAACACTTCTCGGAAAAGATATTGGAGTAGGTTTCTCGCACAAGGCGATTGAGTGTTCCCATGTCTCCTGCTCTGCAAAGAACTGAGTCATGGATAACTGTGAATGGTTCATCGAATTGAGTAAAAGATCTGTGAAGGATCGAAGCATCGAATGAATGAATGTAATTGGGTGCAGTGCTAGACTTATGTTTGTTTGGACTAGGCGTAGAATTACCCGTAGGTAATCTAACTCGTGTCCGTCCTAACAGTTGCAGCTCCATCTGTTCAGTTTCTATGTCATCTCTGCGTTGATTGACGACAAAACCTGATGGCGTGACCCACTGGACTTCAGTAGCACCATTTCTGATGTACTGTCCGACATGCTTTTTGATCCATCTCATTACCCTCATTGGGCCAGGAACTATACTGTCCATACTGCTATAAATAGCATTGACAACCTGTGTTAATTCATCCTTTGTAGGATCAATTCCCTTTTCAAGTAACGCTTCACGTATGTACTTGCGACTACTATCCTTAGTAGCATTGTATGGTATGGTCATAACCGTTCTTTTGCACACGGTTCTGTTCATCCATTGGTGCATGTAACTTGGGAGAAACTCCTTTGCCTTGTCTGCCACCGCTCTGTAAGCGTCACTAGGTGTTTCACTAGGTACTACGTTTACAAGTTCTGCTGTACTTTTGTCCTTCGCCAAAGCTGCGAGGATCTGTAATCCTGAGCACGTAGCATCGACTGCGACCATAAGACCTGTAGTTAACTTGTCTTTAGCTATACAACAGTGGTAATATTCATGACAAGCAGCCATAAATTGCCAAGGTTCATCTACCGCTTCCCAATCAGACAAATATCTAATAGGGTCAGTAGCAACTTTAGTAATGAGTTCATGATTCTCAGACACCCATTGATGTCTGTCCTCTAGTGTGCTTTTATCGAGGCCAAACGTAGTGGCCACCTGGAATGAGAGCCATAGCTCTGCTTCATCTGTCACACTAGACTCATCAGCGAAGACCAAGAGTGCCTTCCCAAAGTCTGTATCTTGAGGGGTGAGGAAAGCTGGAATGGGGTATGCTCTTCCCCTGTAGTCAAAAGACCAACATAGATGAAAGACCTCATCTTTAAACTTCTCAGCTGCCTCTAGCTGTGTTCTGGTTCTTACTGATCTTTTAAAGTTTATCCGATCAGCATTGTATGATTCTGCCATAGCTCGTCTCCAAGCTAGGTTAGCATCACCATCATCATCAGCACTAGGTGGACGAGGTGGTTTATATGAAGGAGATATAGGTATAAACTTACCTATTATTCTACCTCTACTCCTCATCTCTACTGCTACTTGCAGTATATGGTTGTTTACACAGTATTTGACAGCTTGTAACTTGTTTAAAAAGTTAATAGGCGTCTCTCCGTGTATTATGAGGGGGTTGCCCTTTCGGGTTAAGTCATGGCCTCTCATCATACGATTAGTTAAGTAACCACCGTAGATAATCTCACCAGTCTCATTATAACCCCAATCGTCTGGTACAACTAGCATTGGCCAAGGTATACCACTGAATAACTCTGCTGATTTGATAAGTTCAGCTCGTTTTTCATTGAACTCTGGGGTAGGTACAACTCTGTAGTCATACTTTTTGCGGTGGGTCTTACGCTTGTTTATGGTAAACCAATTAGTGGTCTCCATAACTGCAGTCAGCCCCCATCTTCCCAAGGATGTCTTAGCTTTAATACTCCAAGGGTTCCACCTTATGTCATGTTCACCAAATTTCTTACTGGCTATTGCTTGTTTCTGCATAGTGCCACAGGCATCATGAAAAAACTTGTCACTGATATAGTGCATAAGTCCTGGGTAATTATGCTTATACCATCTAAACTTACACTCTGATTCAAGAGCAGCTCCAATAGCAACAAGAGTAGGTGTGACTAGGTTAGCTCCCCTTTGTGTACTGAATACCCTATCAAAGGTTATCTTCAGTAGTATGGTTGAGATAGCTAGTGGTTCGAGGTCATCAATGTAGATGGCAATTTCTCTGTAGAACTTACCAGCTTGACCATTCTTGAGTTTACAAAATGTATCCTCAACTGTTTTCATTAAGTACGGTAGAGCCTCTTTGATTGATGACACCCCGTACACGCTTGCGGAAGCGTAGGATTTCTTTTCTAGTTTCTCTAAAGAATCGTGAAGTCTTTGCTTCCCACAGCTGATCGCTTCTTGTTCTAGGAGAAATTGTCGGTGTAGGTTTGTATGAGTCACCATAAGCTAGAAAGAGTGAGTATTCGTAGTCATCAAGACGGTCAATTTGTCGTTGTGTCAAATTAGTCATCATAAATTTTGCATTGTTGTTCATAGGGAAATACCTTACAGTACTCCTCCATGCTGCTGAAGCATTGCCAGTTGGGTAAGTAGAACCCTAACTCATATGCTGCATTACGTTTGGCGGTTAGTTGACCTTGAGAAGCTAGTGTGACTAAGAACTTATCTATTGTTGGTGGGCCACATGGGTCAAGCTCAAGGCTGACCTCACCTGTGTCATCATCAATGTAGTAGCCTAGTCGATCTAAGATCTCGGATAGGTCGTGCGGGTTGAGTGTCATAAGATGTCAGATAAGGTGTCTAAGATAGCAGTGCCTGTCATCACCACATAATCACAATCATTGTGCAATAGATTCTTCATGTAAACTTTAGCTGCCTTGGCTTGACGATAGGATCTCTCCTCTATCTTGCCGTCAGTCTTGATAGCTCTGACAACACAAACATACGAGGCGGGCAAATCCCAGGTGAGAGCTGCCTCGTGACCCATATCGAATGTCACTTCGGTTAACTCATCAGTGGCTTTCCATCTGTTGATGTCTCGGATTCTATTGTCAAATGGGTCACGTTTGTTCATGATAATAATCTAAGTTTATGATTGGGTGCTGGTCGGTGATTCTCAGTCAGTACTGATAGGAAACTAGCTGAACCAAGTACAACTATAAGTATTACAGCTGAGTATGCTGGTACTTTCCATTCATCAGGCCTCATACAAGCTCCTCATCAAACCGCTTCATAGCGATCTCAGCTTGCTTGTCCTCATCGTAGTAAGGAAAGGCTGCCTTGACTTCTTCAAAGATAGTTTCAAGGCGTTCTTGTGCGTGTGGTGTACTCATGATTAACAAATAAAGTGTCCGCTACAGGAGAATGACCATCTGAATGGATACATGTCACCGTATTCTTTGGCAACACGTTTGTCTATGATCTGTGCTATTGCGTCCCTGTCTTGATATGTTAGACAGTCAGCAACATTGATGTCCTTGGTACGGTGGAGCTGCTTGTTATGCTCCTCCGCTTGTTTCATGAGGTCATCGTATTCCATTAGTTGAGATCCTCCTCTTGCTTGAGTGTTCTGAGATTGTGTGTTTCAATCTTGAACTGTTCATCATTGGAAGGTCTATCCATAATCCTGGCGAGCCTACACATTACGGATTCTTTGCTATCAAAGACACCTAGTAGCATGTCCTCCATTGTATACGGGCTTACACGTACCAGTGTGTAAACGATAGGGTCATCGCAAGCATCAAAGGTCTTGATGTACTTGTCTGTTGTGGTGTTTGTTTTGATGGAATTAGCCATGTGATTGAAGCCAGTTAAGTGAGCGTTGCATAGTTGCTGAGTCATCGTCAAATTTACCAAAGGCTACGTTGCATGAATCGCATATGTAACCTCTAAACTTGTCAGTCTTATGGTCATGATCGAGAACCCATTTGGTGGTATGCCTACCACAAGCAGGGCAGTCGCCAGGAATTGGCACTGGATGGTTGCGTCTCAGTCTGCGTCTGACTGTCGCTTGTTTGTTGGAGCAATGTTTGCAAGTATTCTTGCGACCTGCTCCCTGAGTGCTAAATAGTGGAAACTCCTCAAGTAGTTTGGTTTCTCCACATTCTTTGCATCTTTTAGAGACATTCTGCATAGTAGTTGGTGTAGATTACCTCATCTGATAGGTGGCCAAGGCCAGCATCTTCGAGTATGTCGTAGATGTCTCTACCATCTTGGTCAAATTCAACACTAATGGTGTTGTTTGATGCGGGGTTGTAGTTGTACCCTGCCTCCAATATGGAGGAGGATACAGACTTGTCGAATGTTACAGTCATTGTGTGGCTAGACATTAGGGAGTACAGGTTGTTGTAAGACTCGCACCTTGGCAAGCTTGTGTTTGTAGATAGAGACTGGTGTGATCTCTTTACACTTGACACTCTTGAGTTTGCAGTTGGCATTGACCCAGAATCCTAAGCTCATGTTAGGTTGTGCAAGTAGGTTGGCGATAGCTCTACGAGATACATTGGTGTACTCATAGCGAGTATCGGTAAGGAACTCAACAATAGCTGTGCCAGAAAGAGGGTCTACGTCAATAGATTTGACACATGTTGAAGTACGTGATTTTGGTTGCATAAAGCGGCCTAGTGATGGTGAATACAGGAGGGTGATGCCCTCATAGAATCAATATAGCAATGATTCTAGGAGAATGTCATGAGTAAATATACTCAACCCCATTGTGCAGCCATAGCGTCAGCAATACCTTGGAATGTCTGAGATCTGATCTTCCAGCGGTCAGCTGAAGGTGACAGCAGGTGCAAGCGGTTGGCAATCTTAGGGTCAACCTTGGTAATGTCGATGACATTGGTGGGCGTGAGCTTGGGTAGACCTCGGAGCCATAGGCCAGTACGCTTCTTGTCAGGGTGGCCGAATTGGTACGGGTTTATGTATTGGGTGGCCTTGCCTAGTTTAGAGCGTGATGATAAAGCACCTACGGGATTTTCTATACATAGCTTGACACCCGTCTGCTCATGTAAATCCCATATGCGTTCAACGAATCGAATAGCTGCGGGCTGACGGCCATCCTTGACCTTCTGAGCCCAATACTTAGAACCGCTCAAACTCAAGTGAGTGCAAGGAGGGTGGGCGATTATGAGATCCCAATCGTATACATTGTGTGGGTAGATGAGGTCGAACATATTACCTTGGTAGTGTTTACCGTTAGGGCTGTCCGATGGTAGGAAGTCGCAGGAGGTAGCGTCATGACCATTCCTGGCGAACGCATCCCTCACGACACCTGAGTATTCGCAGGCTACGAGAACTTTCATTAGATTAGAGCGGTGATGGTGAACTTAGCAGTGTGGATGCTTATGGCGTAAGCGTCTGTATTCTAAGTATTGGATGGCTCTACGCACATCTTCGGGGAGTACGTGAGAGTCCTTTGACGGTATCGAAGTACCATCGCTCGACTTCTTGACTGGGAAATTGGTAGTGTCTGTCATGGATGTCAGTGAGTACGGATAATAGAACTGGGTCATTGATAACCTCATCGTTGACGAATACGGAGCCGTCAAGGATTGGCATGAGTGTTAGTTGTTTAGACATTGTGAAATCTTTTGTGAGTCACCCATGTTATAGCTTGGATGTCAGCAGCTGTAAAGGATTCGTTAAGCTCTTCATTGATAAAGCTAGTCGCATCAACATAATCAGTCTTGATTTGTTGGCGTAACTTCTTACCAATGTTAGGCACTTGCTTCATTGTGAGACGTTGACCGAACCAGACACTATAGGCGTGACCGTCAATACATACGTCATTGAGAGCTGAGTTAGTAATGCAGTTGAAGAACTCTATAATCTTAGGGCCATTGAGAGTAGTAATAATATCACAGCCTCTAAGTATGTTAAGTGCTTTCTCTTGCATTTTCGTGTAGGTACAAACCTTCACGGCCAGGATGTCCTCATCTGTACCGCCAGCCGACCAACATTTGATCATGGCTTCAGCGTCTATGATGTTACGCTCCCAGCGATTGTTTGGCGATAATGCAGCGATGACACCTGCAGCTTCTTCGGGACGTAGACCGTACTTGTTAGCAATACGGCAACTGATTTTAAAAGCTGATGCGTACCAGTCACAACCTAGTTGTACTTCTTGCGATGTAGCTAGCGTGAACTTGGCGACTATCTCTCTTGCATTAACGCTCAACTGAGCGTATGTCATGATTAGTGGATGACCTCCTTGAATGTGTGTTGTACTTAATCTAGCGAATCATTTTTATTTGTCAAGTATCAATTTATTTGTCTTTAAGTTTTGACTGATTGAGTGACTTGATTAATAAGTTTGTGATTTGTTCGATGTACTTACAATATCAAAACTGAATCTACTTGTCAACCATCTAACCATAAGTATTTATACCTATCTTTTTATTAAATCATGGCTAAAATCGGCCAAAAGCCAGGTATACCAAGGGATCTACGCCAGGAAAATTAGTTTTAACCTTTTTTTGTATATATAGAGAAAATCTATTAAGGCTACCTAGACATTGTTATTTTTTCTATTGGTGTTTTAACTGTTATCCCTTGAACCTTTTAATTCTTAAGTATTTATACCTACTCATCTTTTTTTATTAACTAAGTATTTATACTCAAATAATAAAAATATCTTGATATATCCAATTTTCTCGCACTCTATATCTAGTGCCAGTCTATGTCTTGAGACGCTAACAGATGGCTGAAGATGTAATCCCTGAGAGGTGCTAAGTATTTTTACCTAATAACAAAGATCGAACAGTGAACCATATATTTTTTATATGTCAAGAGTATAAATACCTAGTGTCAGCAAATCAAAATCCCTGAGAGGTACCAAAAAAAATGTTTATAGTCAAGAGTATTTATACCTATTGTTATGAAACCGTAACAAGGCACCCTTCGGGGGTCGCCAGGTTCGGGGGGCGTATATATTCCCCACAAACAATTTTATCAAAATTTAAGGAGACATCCTTGTTCCTATTCCTGATCCACATGTACCCCATAAGCCCCAGAGGAGCAGCTACACGTAACACAAGTAATATTAATAATAGTTTTTTCATGGTAATAGGTGCTTTAGTGGTAGTAGGAGGAGGTTATATACAGCACGAGCGGGTAACTCGTGATAGAAGAGGGTGGAAGTTTTTACTCTACTCACCCTCTTGACCGCTGTTTCCACCCACGAGGAGCACCACTTCCCCGTGTATTATGAGGGGGTTGGTCTACATCCAAGTGTGTGTATGGCTTTTAGTAGATCCTCTAGCCTCTCTTCTTTGGTCTAAGTCCATACCCATGACCATGTGATTAGCTTCTGCTTGAGGGTCATCCATCCAAGCTTCTAGGTGGTCTAACCATTCTTGTTGTCTTCTGTCTTTTATTTGTTCTGTTGCTGACAGTGCTAAGGCATCTGTATACCATTTAACGCCTTGGGCGAGGGCGTCAATTCTGTCGTCATGTCGAACGGCACCTTTTTCTCGGCACATTCGGCTGATTTGGTAAGCAAGCATATATTGGAATCTATTTTCAGTCGCCTCATCTGCATTACTTTTATAATCCCACGTAATGACGGCAGGATCCACAACAAGCCTATGCTGATTAAAGACAGGTTCAAGAGAACTAATAATCCGATCTTCTTTCCTGACATTTGCTCTAGTCTCCTCTATGTTGATGTTGGTTTTTGTCGTTTGACAGTGTTTTTTAAATAGCTCTGATACAACTGTGATAAGAAGCATGCTACAGTCTCATCTGAGCCCCTTCCAGAGGGGTCTACGCTACAAATAGTCTCGCTATATTCTTTCCACTCCCCTTGTATCTGCATTGGCTTATAATAATAGTCCCCTGGAAGTCCTGCACATGGCAGTTCCTTACACATATTTTCTGGATTAGAGCACCATATTATATTTTCGGGTGCATGTGTAGGGTTTACTGGGTTAATTATTAGGTCTGCAAACTTTAACGGGAACTTCTCAGCATCAGATAGGGTAGTATCTAGCATAAACTGCAGCATAAAATTACTACGACCCATAGATGACTCTCTTTCCAGTAGATCACCTTCTTTAAATCGTGTATCTGTAGGCTGCCACGCCATATCACCTTTTTCTAAGTCTGCTGTTAGCTGAGGTGCTAACAATCCATCATACATAGCAATCTTACGGGGGTATCTAGCTGGCCATACAAATGGTCTGTAGCTACGTTCCCTTAGCTTGTTATATACAGTGAATGTCGTCTGAGGAGTGCCGAGAAACATAATACGAGAGTCACGTTTAGGAGTAAGAATAGACTCACATTC